ATTTTGTTATGCGTATAAATAAAATCAAACCATTTCCTGAAGCTCAATTTTATATACCTTATAAACAGACCCTTTGGACCCAATTAGGTATTTTTCGTCTTTGTCACTTTGTCAAATCGGAACAAGCAAAAATCTTTCGGGATTGGGCAGAAGACTTAGTGATTACTGCCAGCAATCAAGTAAGAATAGAGCATATCCAGTTGACGCAGGAATGTTTGGTTGACCTTTTGACCGATGTCGCCAAAATAGACGACAGGGAATTGAGATTCTCCATTGTAAACAAACTAATTAATACGAATCATGAGAAGAAAGATTGAACTGGCAGACGGTATAGCTCGTAAGGAGATTTGCAAGGTATTGGGGATCACCGGTCCCGCACTTTCGATGGCACTCAGTTTTAAACGCAATAGTCCTTCGGCCCAAAAAGCACGGACGATGGCTTTAGAGCGGGGTGGGATCCTAATGGAGGAGAAATCGATGTCGCGGACCGTCCGTATCCTAAATGCGAAGGGCGAGACTGAACGGACAATTGAAGGATGAGTATGATCTAACTTTCTAAAAAATAGATAAGAATGAAAAAACAGACATCTGCAATTATCAGGATTATGACTCCTGTTCAAATACGCTCCTTTCGTAATGGACTTCGTAGTCGGGTAACTCAAATTCGATCAACCGGGCAATCGACTCGTATAGATAAAGCAAAGCTCCGCCACGAACCTTGCCGACAGAGATTAGCACAATCCCTCTCGCAGACCACCCTTCGTTTTTTTCACCTCGTACGCATGGAGGATAATAGACTATTTTGCAAGGAGAACGGTCGAATGCTCCCTTTAACGAATCAAGGTGGGATAGACTTGGATCAACTTGCTCTCGAAATTGCTCTTCGGAAATGGTGATATCTTTTGCTATGACATCGACTATCAGGGCGAATATGTGTAACATGACGTATGAATTATAGTTTGACTCCTACAAATGTAGGCAATTTAACCGAGACCTTTGACTATTCCCGTCAAGAAAGTTAACGACTTGCAGGAGCCGGAGCGAGACTGGCGGCGGGAGCTGATAGAAATTTAAAATTGAGAATTATGGAAATTAAAAAAGAAAATGTACAATCAATCCAGGAAGGCATTTATTGTGCCGATTTGAAAGATAGACATGTTGATAAAGAGATATCAACCCATAGCTATAATTTAAAAGTTGTCCAAGTCAAAGATGACTCTACAGGAAAGATGTATGTAAAACGATCCATATCGTGCGATGGTATCTTAGAATATGAAGACCGTTTGTCCTTTGAGCAATGGGAATATTCGCTGCAACATCCGGATCTATTCAGATTGATGGAACTGTTCAGTATGGGCCTTATCGGTATCAACAGCAAAGAACGATCCGGCAATGAATGCATTTGGAATTTGCAAGGAGAATTGGAGAGTTTGACAGAATGGGGAATCTTGAAAAAGATCCCCCGGAATAAGTTGAAACAAGAATTCAGTTCTCATTAACGGTCCTTACGACCTGTCCGTCTTTGGTTTCAGCCCTTTTCGTGAGATAACCATCGCAGATAAGATCATTCACGATCTTTTTCAGCAAAAGGTAAGGAATTCCCAATTCGGATGCGTATTCCCGATTAATTATGATAGAACGATTGCCTTCGCCTTGCTTTCGTAAGGAATGAAGGACTGCTTCTGCAATATTACTAAGCTCCATAAATATATTTTTTGTACTTCACCTACAAAGGTAGGTTGTTTGACCGAAATCGAGACTATTCCCGCCAAGAAAGTTAACGACTTGCAAGTGTCGGAGCGAGACCGGCGGCGGGAACGAAATAAAAGAATAAGAATATGAAAGCAAAAGTGATTTTATATGGTTGGTGCATCAGTTGGCTCTTTCTGTTTATCGGAGCCGGAGCAATGGACAACGGGAAACCGGTAGAGGGGAGCTTGCTTTGTTCTATCTGGTTTTTATTCAGTTTTCTTTTGATGGCGAACGAGAAAGAATGCAGCAAGGAGGCCGACCGGTTTGAATCATGGTTTATACGTCTGCTTGGTGGCAGCGATGAAGGATAAACAATCGGTTTAGGTTTCAAGTAAGATTGGTTTAGCATGAGCGGTACGCGGCCCGCGGAACGAGGGTGGTCTTCCGGATAGTTCAGTCAGGTAGAACAATCGAAACTGGTAATTCAGGCGACATGGTCAGCGGTTCGAATCCGCTTCCGGAAACAATTAGGATAATGAATAAAACAAAAACGATATGCCTCACGAGTGGAACAACATGATAGTGGTGACGAAGGAAGAACTGATACCGGACTTCTTCCCTTCGTGGGAAGCATTGAAGCAAAGGCTTTGGAGAGACAGAACGAAAACATACGGCATTCATCGTGCCCGTGAAGGGAAAGGGCAAGGCAACGAAGTCCTGATTGCCTATGACACCTTGCCCAAAGACTGGCGTAAACAGTTGGGGGATCCCCGAAAGAAGGATTGTTCCCTGGAACGCTTCTTTTGGGAGGATCAGGATGCCGTCTCCTATTTCCGTGACGTATGCCCGGGTAAATATGGTACGATCGACCCGGAACGGCAAAAGGAATACGTCCTTGATGCCAGTGTACTGAAAGCTGCCATCCGATGGCGTTCTGAACATTATGAAGAATGTGTCAAGCACAACCTGCCGGTGAAAAATACCTATAAGGTACTTTCCACGGTTGTCAACAACTTCAATGCCTGGCGAGGTATCAATAAGTTGCCGCAATTCAAACTACCGACCAACCCTATTTCACTGAAACGGAAAATCGAGCGGTTCGAGGCGGAAGGCTATTCTTCCCTGTTGAAAGGCTACGACAACAACAACCGTGGCAAAGCTGTAGAACGTACGCTCGACTTGCTGGACAGCATGTTTGCCCACCAGACGTTCAAGCCTTCACCTGCCGAAGTCTACCGTCAACTGTCCGCATTTCTGTCCGGTTATGTGGAAATCATCAGCAACGAGACAGGAGAAGTGTTCGACCCGAAGTCGTTCAGCAAGGTGAGCCAGCGTACTGTCACCATGTTCTTGAATTCATGGGACAGTTCAGTGGCCACATCCCGCAAGCGTACGGGAAACCGTCAGATCCGTCTGGGACAGTTTGTCCCCTTTGAGCAACTGGATCATCCGAAGTTTGCAGGATCGATCATTTCAGTGGATGACCGCCAACCGCCTTTCGAGTATAAAAAAGGGACTCGCATGTGGTTCTATCTGGGAATCGATTTGGGAAGCGAAGCAATTACGACATGGGTATACGGCACATCAAAAGAAGGTATTATTCTTGACTTTTACCGCCAGATGGTACGCAACTATGCGGAATGGGGATTGCCGCTGCCGGACGGGATAGAGTGCGAAAGCAACCTGAATGCGGCTTATCGGGAAGGTTTCCTAAAATCCGGCAATATGTTCCGGGAAGTCCGTATCGAGGCAAACAGCGCACGAAGCAAACGATGCGAAGGTTACTGGAAGCCGCTCCGTTACCAGATGGAAAAGAAGCATGCGGGATGGATTGCCCGTCCTTTTGCCCGAAACGAGGCCAACCAGGTCGGAACGAAGGAGAAAGAGATAGTGCCGTATGACAAATTGGTAGAACAAAGCCTCCGGGATATTGAAGACTGGAACAATATGGAATGTAGCATTTACGAGGGCAAAACCCGTTGGGAAATACTTTTTGAGAAGCAAAACCCAAAGAACAACCGTCCGATCCCGTACCGTTCCATCCTCTTGACATTGGGATATAAGACGAAAAGCAGCGTCAGCATGTCGGGACAGGTCCGATTTAGAAGTTCTATCTTCCTGCTGGCCGATAGCGGTGAATTGGCTACCGGGGACAAGTTGATCGGATATATGCAGGTTCTGGCCGGTAAAAACATCGACATCTACTGGTTGGACGGTAACAATGGCGAATGCCTGGCTGCCATAGTCTGTCTGCGTGACACGACACGAGTGGTCTGCGAATTGGTGGAACAGCCCCGGACAGCCCGTGCCAAGATCGAAGAGACGGAGGAACAGGCCAGAAATCGGGAATTGTTTGCCCGTTACCGCAATACTCTGGAAGGGTACAGCAAACGGCGTTACCATAGCATCGAAAAAGTGACCGTCATCGATCATCGGGAAACAACCTTGAACCGGAAGTTCCGGATGCCCGGCCTCAAACGATATGAAGCGGTAGAAGAACCGGAAGAAATAGAAATCCTGGAAATAGACAATAGAAACTTGGAAATGGATATCGAACAGGATTCGAACAATATTCGAAAAACGTTTGCACCAAGTTTAAAAGATAGGTTTTGACAACTTTAAAATAACACGATATGATTGAATTAACAGAAGAATATAAGGTAAAAGTCCTTGCCGCCCTTACGGATGCCCGCGAACGGTATGACGGTAGCGATTCGAATTTCGCAAAAAAATACGGGATCAACAAAAGTGTATATAGCGGTTTGAAGAAAGGGGATATCGACAGGAAGATATCTCCGGGCAAATGGCTGGAGCTGGGAAGGCAGCTTGGTGTTTCCCTAAACGAACGCAATTGGAATATGGCCCGTACCGACGTTTTCAGCATGATCGAGGAAGATGTCCTGTTCTGCAAGGAATTCAGCAAATCGATGATGTTCGTGGATGAATGCGCGATCGGCAAAACCTATTCCGCCCGTTATCTTTCGCGGACCTTGAAGAACTGCTTCTATATCGATGCGACACAGTGCCGGCAGGAACGTTCTCTGATCCGTGCCATCGCAAAAGCCGTGGGTGGAGAACTGGACGGAACATTGGAAGAGATCAAAGAATCTGCCAAATACATACTGAACATCCTGCCCCATCCGATCGTAATCATAGACGAAGCCGGTGCATTATCCTATTCATCCCTTTTGTTGCTGCATGAATTCTGGAACGGGACACAAGACTGTTGCGGATGGTATCTGATGGGCTCCGACGGGCTCCGGACCAAATTGCAGAAGGGGAAAGGAACATCGAAGAAGCAGTCCTACAAGGAACTCTTCTCCCGCTTCTCTTCGAAATACAACCACATCGTTCCGGATGCACCGGATGATCGTGCGGTGTTCTTCCGGACGCTGATAGAAACGGTATTATCCGTCAACATAAAAGACAAACGCAAAATCAACAAAATCGTGAACATGTGTCTGGCAACCGACAGCCAGGAAGCGGAAACCGGCCTCCGTCGTGCAGAAACATTGCTCATCTTAAACGAGGAATAGTATCATCATGAGAAGATTATCAGTAAGTAACCTGAATGCCCAACGGTTTAAATTCATGCCGTTCTTGGGAGAATGGAAAAGGATATTGGGAGACCAGGAGCGGAAAGGTTGTTGGCTTATATATGGCAAGGAAAAAAATGGTAAATCCACATTTGCCCTTAATCTTGCCAATGACCTTTCCAAGATTGAACCAGTGCTATATATCTCAGCAGAGGAAGGCACCGGATCTTCATATACAAAGGCAGTCAATCGTGTCGGAATCCTGGATACCAATCGCAATTTTCATTCATGGCCATTCGTCTCCATAGATGATTTGCGTGAGGAGATCAAAAACAACCGGAAATGTGAGAAAATCATCTTTATAGATAATCTGACAGTCTACACGGACTTAAAGAAGGATGACATTATCACGCTCCTGCAAGATTTTCCGAAGGTCCTTTTCATTTTTCTTGCCCATGAGGATGAACGGGGAGAGCCACTGGGAGCACCGGCCACGATAGCCAAACAAATGGCTTATGCCTATTTTCATGTAAAAGGGAAAGCAGCCTATGCCACTGTCCGTGGCGGCAAGAATGAACGTATCGATATTGATGAAGAGACGGCTTCCCTCATTCATGGAGACAAAACGGATTTTTCCAGACAAACATTACAAAATACAGAAATATGACAACTCAAAAACGTACCTACAAGAAACGTAACACCGGCCTGTTCTACGGTTACCTGAAACGTATACCGGGTTATGATCCCTCAGAAGTGGAGACGATCAAGGGCGGTGTGATAGAAAGCTTCCTGATTGGCAAATACGGGGCGGAGCATGGACGGAGGATCAGCCTGTCGGAACTTACCGACAGGGAATATGATGAACTGGTCATCGATTTAAAAAGGCAGGTAAACATCGCGACAGAAATGAACAGCCTGAAGGCCGAACTTAACGAGAAAGCCATCCGTAAAGATTGGTACCATCGTATCTTCAGGCAGCTTGCCCGAATTGGTGTCAATACGATTAATGGATATGAAGAAGCCAACCGGCATATCCGGAGCCTTCCCATCAGCCGCGGACGGATTCTGCCGGCCATTCCTATCAGTGAACTCCCAGACATGTTCAAGGCGGTCTGTTCGTATTGCGACAATCGGTTAAAGCAACAACGAAAAGAACTGGCTATGGCCTCAAAAAATTAGTGTTATGCCAAGAGTAAAACAGGAACCGGCCAAAATTCTTTCCCGTGAAGAGCAGAAGCAACTGGAAGCTTTAGAAAGGGAATATGATAAAGAACTGGACCACCTTTTTGACCATCCAGACGACCGTAAGGCTCTCGAACGGATCGGATGGATAGAAAAAAAGATTCTCGACATCAAAGGGGAAAAGCCTCTGGAAGTAAATGACGATTTTAGATAACAATCGAATAATAACATATTAAAAAACGAGATTATGAACTTAGATAATTTGACAAAAGAACAGAAAGCCGAATTACGTCGGCAGTTGGAAGCAGAAGACAAAGCTGAAAAAGCCCGTGTGCAGCAAGAACGTGAAAATTATAAAGCAATTGTGGATTCATGGGTTGAAGAAACAATGAAAAAATTGCAGAATGTTTCCTCTGTTTTAATGGACACAAAGTCTGATATTTTTACAAGCAGTTCAACCATCATTCAAATGAAAAATGAACTGTTCAATGTAAAAAGCGATCGTAAAAGCGATACACTCTCAACATCAGATGGCAGTAAAACAATCCGTATAGGAAACCGGATCAATGAAGGATGGGACGATACGGTAAATGTTGGAGTCGACAAAGTAAAGGCTTATTTGCGGACTCTTGCAAAAGATGAAAACAGCGCTTCACTGGTTGATACGGTTATGGGGCTTCTTGCTAAGGATCGGAAAGGTAATTTAAAGGCTCAGAAGGTGCTGGAACTTGAAAAACTTGCGATAAAATCAGGGGATGAAAATTTCATGGATGGAATTAAAATCATAAAGGAATCTTACCGTCCTGTCCCGACCTGCCAGTTTATTGAAGCGACTTTCCGGGATGAAAACGGAAAAGAACATAACATTCCTTTATCTATGAGTGCAATCGATTAATGCCCGTAAAAGTCAAATCAACCACTCTGACTCCTGGCCGCTGGATATATGTTTGCCCTTGCGGGTTTCGATATACAGTGTGCCGGGTGGATAAAAAAGATAACAGATGGATGATATATTGTTTTAAATGTAAGCAGTCAAATGGCAAATATTATAAAGTCATGGATGAACGATTGGAATTTCAAGAAAACTTCAACAACAAACTGAACTGTACCTGCTTCACGACAATCCGGCTCCACCAGCCGATAAAGAACGCCATCGGTGCAGTGAAGCAGGTCTACCTGAAAGGCGTGTGGAAAGGTAACGCTCGGATCATACACGCCTCCACCATCACGCTGGACCGCATCAATCTCCCGATGGCAAAGCTTGATACCGGCCTGCCGCCTGATGAGTGCCAGAGGCTGGTCAAGTCTCTCTACAAGCACCGCCCCGGCATCAACTGGAACACTCAGCCACTGGACTACATCGTCCTGGAGTATATTAAAGAATCAAAAGAACCGACATTATTCAAATAACAATGAGCAAGCAACAACATATAATCACCGTATCACCACCTGCATATCAACAGGTCCATGAGAAAATGGCCTTCAGCAATTACGTCTGCCCTGTTTGCCACGGGAAGGGTTCCTTTACCGAGCAAACAGGCCGGGAAGAATGGGAAACTACCCTCTGCGACTACTGTGACGGCACTGGTAAGGTCAAAGCCGAGGTAGATATCAGATGGAAACCGGATTATGAATCATAAACAAATAAAAAGCATAATGAAAGAAAATTATAAGAAATTAATGGCTATCCTTCTAACACTTAATATAATAGTTAATGTGGTAGAAGAGAACTATTCCGCTATACTCAATGCTTTGACTGCTTTGGTTATTTTATATGGTTTTGTTGACACGAACAAATAAATAAGATATGGATTTAAATGATCAAGCCCAAGTAGTTTTGACTAAATGTGGAGCGGATATTATTAATAAGGAAAGTAGGAGTTTGAATGAAACTTACTCTCGCACAAGTATAACATGGAAAGATGACTATAAAGAGGGAGATGTTTATAAAGGTTCTCTTTGGGAAATATTAGGTCGCTTCACGACATGTTATCAAGCTGGACATGAGGTTCCGTTTACTCAGCTGGAAAAAATCAATTTAACAATATGATAGTTACATTGTTGGTTATTTCATTAATAATATCCATAACTTCACTTGTTGCTTTCTTTGTAGTGATGAAAGTTCTATTTGATCAAAATAAGCAACAAGTTGCAGTTAATAAGCGTTGCAAAAAAATGGAAAGTGATTTTAAACCTATTCGTCTTAATTATATAGTGCAAAGCTATAATCTTTGCATAAAGAATGAAGAATTTGAGTGTGCTGGAAAAATTCTGAATATAATCAAAGGAGAGTTTCCGGAAGAATATAAAAGAATGGGATTTAAGGCATGAATTTAAAAAACAAAAAGAAGCATGGAAAAGATCGAATTAATAAATCTCACTCTGGATGAGATACGAAGAGCGTCAACAATGATTGATGGAGTGTTGAATGATACATTACTCCACCTTCATAAAGAGGACAACAATATATTGAAAACAAGTGCTGATTATATGGGTAAAGTTCTGGAAGAAGCAAGAATAAGCCTCAGGGAAGTTCTTGAAAATCTTGCAAACTATCAGAATGCAACCGATATGATTTGTCCCGTAGATGCTGCATTATCTGAGGTTGCGTTCGATTTGATATATGAACGCAAGGATGAGTATGATTTTGAGGATGAACAAGAATAACAACTAAAAACAATTGAACCTATGGATAGATATTACAAGGTGAGTATAAATTCCGAAACGGGGTTAAAACTCAAAGACTTAATAGATAAAGCAACTGAATTTGACAAACAAGTAGACAAATTGCGTGAAAAGTACGGATTTAGGAGCTCGTGGAGTTCATCATTCTATTATAAAAGTTTGGATGTCGTAGAGTTTGAAGAAGAGCCAGACATGACAATTTGGAAAAAGGTAAAAGATTGTTTTCATGGTTACTCTCCACGGTTAAAATGTAAAAACAAGGAAGTTCTAAATGATTTTAATGCTTTGGCAGAGCTTCGCATACGCAGGGATGCGCTTGATGATATAATTGGAAATGAGAGTGTGTTTTGTCATGCAGGTTTTAACTTCACTATCCCTGATTTTTATCTGTTTACCGTTGATAGCGAATGGAAATGTAAGATACCAAAGGACTGTAAAGAAATTTCCAACATTGAATATAACAAGCTAATAACTAAAAAACTTGATTCTTAAATACAGAAATAAAAAATGAGCAGACACCCTAAATCAATCAGAATTTGGAATAAGCAAGAGAAGAGGATAGTTAGGCTTCTCTACCGAAAAGGATTTTTGTCAGATATATCTAATTTATATTGGGAATCATATAGAAAGACTGGAAAGAAATATAAAAGCAAAGGTTCATCATGTAGTTTTTATGTATACCTTAATGAGATTCATTATTGTGTTCGAGATTATTGGGGTGAATATGATGAGTATCCTTTAGTTGAAGGGATTATAGATAAACTGATACTTGAAGGTATCCATGATAGTATTTTGGAAAATTATGGATATAATTATTTCGAAGCTATGAAACATTCTTCATTTCAGTACAAAGGGCGTAAATGGTTTATTAAATACCTTAAAGGACTTCCTACAGTCAGATGTGATTCAAAGATAAACAAAGTTTTGAAAATAGTTGACAATTAAAAAAAACATGGAAGAAAAAGAATATTTACAGCAGGAGTTAAATGAATGGTTCAATATTCAGAGCACATTGTTGCATTTTTTAAGTCGATGTAGTGATGAAACAACAGCCTTTGTACGAGGTTCTCTTGAAGAACTTGCAGAGAGTTTAGATACAGAATAATAATTCACTTCACGAAAGTAGTGAATATTAATTGAATAGAACAGCAAAGCCGCTCGGCGGCCACCGAGCGGCTTTGTAAACTCTCGACAGCGTTTATCGCTATCTATAATGAAAACACTACAAAAGTAGTGCAATTCTATGAAAGAAACAAAATTACCATTATGGAAGCACTTCAAATTAACCTTTCAAGTAGTAATGCAACACGTTTGCAAAGCGAGTACTTTAGGAACCTACCGACATGTAATTTTTTGGAATTTGCGACTCTTTTCGCAAAAATGCACAAGAGAGGCAATATGTTCCATATTTACAGAAACCTTCTCACACATTTTGAAAATTATCAACAAACCATTGGCCGTGCCTTTACAACGAACCAGATCGGTCGTGAAGAGCTGGATGACTTCATCCAATATTTACACATTGACAAAGGTCTGAAACTTTCCACAATCAAGAGCATGATAACCAGATTTAAATACCTTTTAAAAAAGGCGTATTTAAAAGGTTGGGCTGTTGATGACTCTTACTACGAGGTAAAAGTCCGGGAAAACGAATCTACATTCATATACCTTACTGAAAAGGAAATTGCCCGCATCTATTACTATACAGAACTATTGCCTTGGGAAGAAGAGATTCGGGATGTCTTCATCGTAGGGTGCATGACCGGCCAAAGATATTCCGACTACTCCCGTTTATCATCAGACAACATCAAAGGGGATCATATCCATATCGTTCAGAAGAAGACGAAGAACAAAGCGGTTGTCCCTTTGACGGAGTATGTGAAGGAGATATTCGCGAAATACGGCGGGAAGATGCCCAGAGCCCGTTGTATTCAATATTTTGACAAAGCCATTAAGGGTGTCTGTAAGAAAATAGGCATTGATGATGTTATCGTTTATGAGGAAGAACGTGCCGGGGAAATCGTAGTGGTCAAAAAGCCCAAATACGAAATGATATCTTCACATACGGCTCGTAGAACTTTCATCACCAACATGAACAAGAACAACGTCCCAAGCGCTAAAACCCGTAAATGTACAGGGCACAAGTCAACCGCCTGCTTCGACAGGTATGACAGAATGACCCTTGAAGAAAATGCAAAATCTTTGTCTGGGAACGGCTTCCTGGCATGATAATTAATGAGAAAGAGGCCTAAATTGAAGTTTAGTGCCTCTTTCTTTGTAAGGAATTGGTTATGAACCTAACTTTGTAAATAGATTGATTGATTTTACTGTTTGTTCATGGCCTACAATAATAGAAATACATTATTGAAGATGATACGCGTACAAGACATTGTCCTCGCCGAAAAGAAGAAGGGTGTCTCGCAATTATATGTGTATGAGCATATCATCCGCGATACGTTCCTGATCTCCTACAGCACTTTCAACCGTTGGATTTCCTATCCTGCCAAGCAGGAACTGAAACACGGGAAAAAGGAACACGAGGACAAGCTTCAGCTAACCTTTGGTTTTTAATCCGACAAGTGTAACCATCCAGCCGTTATATTTATGATAGTGTTCCCAGGATGCCGGCTTCAGGGGCCGTGTCTCTCCGCCTTCAAATTCCAGCCTGCATCCTTTTACGGCATCCAGTACATCATGGGCCAACTTCTCATGCCACAGGACATCCCCGTCCCATACATCCCCGTCCGATTCGTCCCTTGTCTCGGAAACGACATGAAGGCGGATGTTTATCTGGCATGAATTTGTCTGTTTTGTCTCGGCTGTGATATCCAGGGCGGCGAATTCCACCAGGACGACAGGACTTGTATGGATCACCCCCTCATATTGGTTATTAAACCATTGGATATCTTTTAGCCGACTGTTCGAAGCATCGGAAACGATACCGGTTTCCGGATCAAGCAGGATACCGAATTTTTCGGCAATTACTCCTTTGATGTCCTTATATAAACTGTAATACATATTTTTACTTATTTAAAATTTTATCCAAACCTTCGATTATGATGTTTTCCACTTTATCATTCAGTTCCTTACTCTCCCCGATGAATTGCCGGGCCGGGAGCATCACTGTTTTTTTTCCGAATATTTTTATCGGTCCCCCGTAGTTTTGTACATATGCATACGGCTTGTCGGACGTTATCGAAACTTTCCCGGGCTTAGGGATATATCTTATACTCTTTTTTAAATCGCCGGATCTGCCGGACAATATTTTACGGATTGTCGCAGCTTTGCTGAAATTAAGCTTTTTCTGTTGTTTTGCCTTATATGTCTTACCGGTTTTCCTGTCACGTTTAAAACGATAGGATACGCGTTTTTCCCCTTTGTAGTCAAAACCGTACCATTTGCTGGAAGGATCACGGCGTTTTACGTCCCTCCATTTTTTCAAACCGTTATCGACAAACCCTTCCTGATTAAAATTCTCTTTAAAATGAGACACGGCTTCACGCCCTACTATTTTGGGCAATGAATTTTTCGCCCAATCCAGGCTCTTTTTAAGGAGCTTGTCAAAATATTTTTGTGTGTCAGTATTTTGCATGTCGTCTAATATGTCTATATTTGTAACGGTTCTAAGCCGAAAGGCCGTGAGCCCCCTTCTGGCAGGTTTGATTATTTCAAGTCTGCCAGTCGTATTTTAAAGCTTTCCGAAAGGATATTGGCGCGGTTCAGCCTGATATCTTTGCCATTTATCACAATCGTAACGGTTTTTATGTTTTCCGACCGTCGCACTCTTGAACGTAAAGCTGCGCTCAAATCTTCAACGGATATATCCGAATCGACCCAAATAACGACATGTCCGGCTTGTTTCCTTGCGTCTCGGAGCAACCGGTCTATTGAATTTTTTGAAGGGGTTCGACTGACCTTGTATTCTTCCTCATATCCCAGTGTCCGGTTAAAACTGTCTGCCGATTTCACGCCATCCGGATTATTCAACAGATCGATATCATATCCGTACTTATTGGCAAAATATGAAGCCACCCGTATATTCTCCTCCCGTTCACCTTTGCCGTGTCCACTATGGATACGAAGCCGTCCTTTGCCAGTAGGTATCGTTTCATACTCTTCCTTCTCCATCAACCGTTCTACCGCTTTGTCCGCTCCTTTGTAAGCTTCCGTCACATAAGGATGGTTATCCGTGAAAATACTGCCCGTATAGGCTGGGTTGCGGTCCAGACCGGGAGAAGCCGGTGTCACCCCGTCCTGTGTCGCTTTTTCTCCCGCAATCACGGGCCGGTCTCCGATGTGGGTAATCGGATCATCCGTGTTTTCCATGTCGCACTGGCAATTCCAGACACACCCCGGATAATGAGTTTTCCACCAAGGATCAGCGAGAGAGCGGACATTGCCATAATACATCCGGTGCGAAATTCTGGGCTCTGCGGCAGAACTGGGCAGCCAACGAAGATTCGGAAACAGATCGGCATCACGCATATATTGCCGGAAACGGGCAGTTGTCCGTGCTGCGGAAACTGCCGTAACATATTCCGTCCTGAGCCAATCCACATTATACTGTCCGATTATGGCTTCAGATGCTTTTCTGAAACTGTCATAGCTTCTCAAATTCCCTTTTTCATCAGTCAAAAGGGCGGCCAGGTCATTTTGCTCGCGGTGTGCCTTGAATGCTGCGAATACGGCATTATTCCTTTTTAATTCACGAAGGAATTCCGGATCCGGATCTCCGAATCTTACTTCTGCATCAAAACCTGTCTCGACCGCTTTGTCAAGGTAAGAGCGGGTATGCTCGAAGAGATCCGGATCGATATCATCCCGGACATTGAACTTTTCGTATATGCGTTTCAATATGGCATTTCTGATCGATTCATCCAAACCAAAATCCATTGAAGCCTGTCCCCGCATGGAAGCACACACCGGACAGTTACAATCATACAAGTGGGAAACAAGCCCGGAAAATCCTAAACCTTCACTTTCCGGGCCTTTCCGAAAAAACCGATTGCCCGATCTTTGTCCGGTTTATTCCGCTTGGCCGGGTTCGGCTCGTCATAGCTCTTGTTGTCCACCGTGTTCTCCTTTTTATCCTTCAGGCCATAGAACCGGAACTCGTATCCGTCCAGCTTGTAGCCATGTGCGACAAGGAAGGGGAAGAGGCGGTAATTGACAATATCCTGGATGCGTTTCATCCGCGCCTTGGTGAACTCCGTAAGGACCCTTTCGTGCACTTCCGCGGTTCCGGTCCACTGTCCGTTCTTGCTGGTTCCGGTCTGCCCGTTCATCATCTTGGCGATCTGGTCGTCACAGAAATCGGCAAGGCTCTTGTAATTATCGCTGCTTTCCCTGCTGGCTACGGCTGTAACGGTCAGTTTTTCATCACTGCCGACGACTCCAACCAGGTCACTGCCAAAACGGACAGCCATCTCCATCGCTTTTTCCCGTTCTTCTTCATTATCGGTGTCCGTCTCATAGGTGATAAAAGGTTTCCCGAATCTTTCGTTGTATTCCGACCAGTCCGAACGGGCATAAGTTTTCCATATGATTTCCCGGCTGATGGATTCCAATTTGCCAAGCACTTCCGGATCTCCGACGGGTAAAAGGAAAAACGCCGTTTCATGCCCTTCGTAAGATATGCCGTCACGATCCCAAGGGTTTATCGTAATTATCTTCTCAAAAGGACGGACATGCTCGCGTGGAAAGACTTTCACGTCCACGAATTCGCCTTTGGAATCCTGATCGCCGAATTCAATAAGCTGATATCCCCAAAATTCACTGTCCATCACAAAGGTCAGAAAACGCGTAAACCAGGGACGATCCAAAAGCCGGGTCCGTTTCTTATCCTCGCTGTCACTACCTTTCTTGCAGACCTCAAAAGGCTCCGTGATCAGAAAGGCTTCCGCCTTTTCATGCTCGCTGATGACCTGGCTGTCTTTCCACGTGTTTTCATATATATCCAGCAGGCCTGTCCGGTCGGAATTATCCGGATCAAGGGCTTCCAGAGCGGCCTTCACGAGGTTATTCATTTCCATATTGACCCGTGTGGGGCCCTGGCGTTTCAAAAGGGACGACTTGCGCTTTCGGTTTATGCCGAACTTGGACGCTATTTTGTTTGTAATTCTTTTTATATCCATTTCGAATTGTATTTAGATGATGTTTACACAGGAACGGATCAGCCGAAAGGATTATGGCTTCGCCTCGGACTGGAAACCCACCGGAACGATGTCCTGGGTTTGCCGGAGGAATCCAAAACCGGAATGAGCGTACTGTTGTCCTTGCCGGATGCGACCCGGTCGATTTCTTTCAGCACGTCTTCGTAGTTTAACCTTACCCTTTCCGGGATACTTTCATCCGGGATGGACTGATAGAGGAAATAAACCGCGAGGACGGTCATCCACCGGACCATCGAGGCGTTCCGGCTGTCCCCTTCTTTCGAAAGCTCCTTTATTATTTGATAACGTCCGGACAGTTTCTCGGAAATATACCCGTAAGCCATTGTCTGTGCGTTGAGTATTTTACAGTCTTCATCGCGAATGAGCTTTTTTAGTGAAGCTTCCGATATGAAAACAAGGAAATCGCATGTCTGCAAATAATCTACTACCATGGTCGTCTGTATTTGTTGTGTTTGTATTTTGCGGATCTAAGCCCGCCGGTTTGTTTCATTCCCGGCTTGTTAAGCTTGTAAATGCCACCTTCCACGGCATCGGGACCGTCATCGTGCGGAGCATCCGGGAATCCAAGGAATTGCTGGCGGATCTCCTGCATGTCCGGACTGTGCTTCAATGCCTTGTTAAACCGGATCCTCCCCCTCTCCGCATATGCGGAAAGGTTTTCGATGCGCTCCACCTTGTCCGGTTTATCCCGCCTGTCTCCCCTGACGGCAATGCTGTAGCCTCTTTTTTCCGCCTCTTCATCGTATTTTTCAAGATGTATGTCCTGGATAAAATTCGCTTCCATCCAGTGCGGGCAATTTTTATGCGAGGGTATTTCTTCCGCCAGGGCGTAATGGCCGCGGACCATTTCAGGGGTGGTGCACTGGCGGCAAAACGCATCGTAAATGTCAAAGTAAGGACCATTCTTGCCGATCAGGACGATTGCCTTGAAATCGTTCTTTTTCGAGTCCTTGTAAGAGGGATCGCAATAGGTGACCAGCTTCTCGCAGTTGTCGATTGGCGGCAGGTCGGCCCAAGGAAGATGTTCTTCCCGGAACACCCGGCCAATTACGATATGTTGGTGGAACAATTCGCGAAGGGCAATACGTTGTCCCATGTTCGTCATCTTCGTCAGGATCTGCTCCCTGGTATATCTTTCTTTCCATGCCGGCACGCCTTTTTCCGAAAGGTCCATTTCGTGTGTGCGAGGGTTTTCAAGGGCGTATACTTTCAGATGGGTTATCGTTTCCTTCACCGGATCGCCTTCTTCAACATCTCCGACGATATGTGAGAGGATGCTGCCTTTATGGATACGGTTTCCGATTACGACAAAACGACTGCCTTTGGTCGGGGCACAGCCGTACAAGTCACCCAAAACCCAGTCGGTGGCTTCCTGTACGCGTTTTTCATTCTTGCATATTTCAGCGTCATCTATGTCGTCGACAATAATCAGGTTGGGCCGAAGCGCGGCTTCACGTACACCACGCGGAGACTGTCCGCGACCGAATGCCCAAAAACCGATCCCGTCATTCGTGACGAAATGCCCGGTGTCCCATTTCCCCGACTTGTACTGCGGTCCGTAGTCGGCAATATAACGCTGGTTGAACATCAATTGTTCCTGCAAATCTGCGAGCAATCCGTCCGCCTTGTCCTCATTGGCCGAGGACAGGACAACGCCTGTAAGTTTTCCCAAAGCCTTAAGGTACATTGGTAGGAATATGTCCATAACGACGGATTTGGCATGCTCGCGCGGCCATTCTCCGACGAACATGATATTATCGTTTTCAACGATGAGTTTAACCCCTTTTTTATGGAACCAGGCAAAATCGGCATCCATGAAGTCTTCGAAATAATAACGGCAGAATTTCGTGAAGTTGTTCAGAAGGGATGCTTTTCGTCTGCCTTTTTGCTCATCCGTTTCCTCACGGATCGGTTCGAGACGGACTGTCTCCTGCATCTCCCTAAGCCATTGCTCGTACTCTTTCTGCTCCTTCCGGCTTAAATTCATCTCCAAGCTCATGATCTGCCGCCTCCCCTTTCTTCATTTAAAAAGTCATTCAAGGCAGGGGCCACGTCACGAGCCAAAACAGGATAGTTGTCCGTTAGGAACTTATTGATCTTTCGTACGGTTCTGACCAATGTCGTCCAGTCGGTTTCTTTCGGCTTTATCATGTTGAACAAGTCCCGAACCCCGTCTATGTCTCCTTTGCCGATTAACCGGGGTTCCCCGCCATCCTCCTCCGACTTGATATACTGTTCCTTCAGTTTGCGCAGTTGGAGAAGCTGGTAACGAACCAGGTCGCGGATGTCTTCATGTATCGTCTGCATAGCCATAAGATCTTCCGTAGCCTTCTGTTCCCAAGCCCCGTTCTTTTTCCATCTGGAAATCGTCTGCTCGGACCGTTTCATGATCCGGGCGATCTCCTGTCCGGAAATTCCTTCCTTGAACAATATGTAGGCAATGTATTTGTCGTCCATGTCGCGTGTTTTTATGATGCAAAGGTGACGGCATAAATCCTTTTGGAAAAGAAAAGTTCCAAGCCTTGCAATCTTTATTGCAACCCTTGGAACTTTATTTGCGGCAGGCCTTTTACAGGCTTTACTTCGCTGTCGAAATCAATCAATAAATCAGTTCGCAAAAAATAAAATGGCTTATGAACTTATAGAAAACAAGGAAAGACGCGAAGCTACCATACGGATGTATGGCGTGATAGGCCGTGACGTGGATGGGAACCGGATGGCCTATGATATTGCGCAATTGGATAAGGATGCCGATACCATTCATATCCTTATAAACAGTGACGGGGGAAGTGTATCGCAAGGGTTGTCGGTCGTATCGGCCATTCTTTCGGCAAAGGCCTATATCCATGCGCATGTGAATGGCATAGCGGCAAGCATGGCTGCCGTCATTGCGATATCATCCGACAAGGTAAGCATGCAGGATTATGCAAAGCTCATGATCCATGACCCCCATATCCCCGGTATGGAAAATGAAAAACTGTCGGCAAAAGACCGGAAGGCGTTAAACTCCATTGCCGACACCCTTCGCACCATTCTTTCAAGAAGGGGGTGTGACAAGGAAAAGATAACATCGCTGATGAAAGATGAAACTTGGTTTTCCGCATCAGAAGCGCAATCGGAAGGCCTGTGCGATGATGTGGTCACGACTCCCCGCAAGGAGGAATTAAGCAATCTATCTGTTCCGGAGCTTTTGAGCCGGATCAATAACGAATATCAATCATTAAATAAAAGGACAAACATGAAAGAAATTGCAAAAGCTCTCGGTCTTCCGGAAGATGCAAGCCAGCAGCAGATACTGGATGCCATTGCTGAAAAAAACAAGACGGCAAACGAAACGAGAGATGCCCTTATCGGACAATTGCTCTCTTTGGGTAAAAAGAACGGGACAGTAACAGACCAGAATGAAGACCGGATGAAGAGGCTGGCTTCTGCGGACTTCGAGTTATTCGCGGAAATGATATCCGATGTGCCCGACAAAGAGGCAGACAAGCCAACCGGAGAGGACGGGGACCTGACTCGTAAACCTTCCGGGCAGACGGATAACCGCCGGTTGAGCGATATCCTCGACCGTGTGGGCAAAAAGGACAAAAAAGGCGGGAATGACAGCCATGACTGGGATTGGTATCAAAAGCACAATCCGGAAGCCCTGCTTAAAATGGAACGGGAAGATCCGGAACGTTTCAGCCGCCTGCTCGACGAATATGAATCTTCAATCGTATAAAAGTTATGAACACGGAATTACAGAATCCAATCGTAAAGTGGCCTTTCGGTAAAGCAGACGTTATCAGTTTGACGGCCACGGGAAATCAGGCTGTCGATATTTATAACAACCTGACCATAGTAGATGGTGCAAGCGTCATCGCAACGGGGGCACGCACCCTCAATCTTGCTATCAGCAAGGATGTGGAACCAGGCGCCCGTCTTGTCGTGAAAACCAGAACGACTGCCACGGAAAGCCTTACTCCCGGAGAAGGCATGGCTGGCAAAGCGATTGCCGGTATTGCCGGTAAAACGAAAGTAGCCGAGTATGTGTATGATGGTGAAAAATTTATCCAAACGGCTGATGCCGTACAAATCGATTAGAATATGGCAGAAATAAGAACGACACTTTATTCGAGCGAATTGCAAAAGCTCATTTTCCCGGACAATAGCTTTTATAAGAAGTCTATTGGTGAAACCGGGGTGGCTGACAAAACCGAACAGGTGGAAAAGCCTGTGCAGACAAAGATCAGCAAAGCGAAAGAGGGCAAACCCAATTCTTTGCCCTTGTCAGTTGAAACGTCAACGGACAGTACGAAAAAGTACAATACGACATTGATCTATTGTGCCCCCCTTCTTATCGACTCGCAGTCCGAACTGCTTGTCAACTACAACAAGCGCCAAACCAAGCAGGAACAACAGGCTGCGGAGATCAATACGAAAGTAGCCGCTTATACGATGGAGCATTGGTGTCCCAAATTGGAAGCAAACATTCTGAAAACGACAGGAAACGCACGCCCGTCAAACGTGATGGGGTTCACTTCGCAAAGAAAAGCCCTGACGAAAGAGGATCTTCTGAAGGTTCTTAACCTGATGATGCGAATGGGTATTTCCGGAATGGGTGGCAATTGGTACGGTATGGTGACGGCTGACATGTATACCGACTTACTCGCTATATCCGAATTTGTCGATTATTACAAAACGGGAAACGAATCCCGTCTGAAGGAAGGGGTTATCGGACGTATCCTTGGCATCGACATCTTCCAGCGTTCGACGGAAGAAGGACACAATGGAGTATTGTATAACGGAAAAACCCCTTTAAGGGGAGATGCAGAAGTAAAGGACTCCCTGCTTTCAGGGGCCTTATTCTGGAACGACAAGATGGTCTGCCGTGCGGAAGGAAGACTCAGAACGATCATTAATGCGGAAGCTCCCGGTTATTTGGGCGGCACGATCATCGAGTCGTTCACCCGTTACGGAGCCGACATCATTCGTGACGATCAGAAGGGTGTGATAGCATTGTTGGAAGACAAGGCATGATTGTCCACTGAAGGCTTCAGGCATGAAAGTGTTTGAGGCTTTCGGTATCCTTTTATTAATCAATTAAATAAAGAAAACGATGGCAAGAAAAGAAGGGGAACCGTTGGATGGCAGAAACCTGATGCTTTATCTCAACTCTGCGGAGACGAACGACGCTCCGACATGGCAGGCGCAGGCATTGGCTACCAGCCATACGATCACGTATAATACGGAAACAAAAGAAAGGCTGACGAAGGACTCTCCCGGAGGAAACCCGGAGAAGAGAATCACTGCTGTCACTGTAACAATCAAGGCTGACGCACTCCGGGCTTTTGGCGACAAGGATAAAAAGTTGCTGCTGAAAGCTATGAAAGAGAAGCAGAACGTTCTGTTAAAATATGGTTTTGCAAAAGAGGATGAACAGGAAGGGGACGATTACGAGGAAGGGGAATTCGTTATCGACTCTCTGGAAGAAACTTCACAGGCTGGTGAAGATGTAACGTACAGCGCACAATTTTCGTCAAGTGGGGATGTGCAGACCAAACAAGTCTCATCTAAATAAAACGTATCATGGGAAAATATTCAATCGCAATCAATAACACGGAATATCCCTGCCGGTTGACCATGGGTGCCATGCTGGAATTCAAACGAAGAACCGGACTGGAGGTTACCGAGATACAGGGAACGGAGATCTCTCTGGTCATTACGTCGATCTATTGTTGCCTGATCTCTTCCTGTAGAGCGGACGGCGTGGAACAGCCGTTCAAGGACGAGATGGATATGGCCGACCACATGTCACCCGAAGATCTTGCAGGATGGCAAAACGAAAACTTTCAGCCGGAAGTGGTCCCTTTGGAGTCGGAAAAGCCACTATCTAAAAAAAAAGGATAACCATCCTGGAACTGCTTGGGCTGGCTGTAGGCCGTATAGGCATGAGCCGGACGGATTTCCTACAGCTGACCCCTGAAGAGTTTAGCGAGATAGCCGAGCAGTGGAACCAAAATGAAACCGTCTTTTTCCGTAATAGCTGGGAACAGACCAGGTTTATGGCACATTGCATGTTGATTCCATTTTCAAAAAAGAAACTGAATCCGACAGATATCGTCCGGTTTGATTGGGAAAAAGAAACACAAGAAAATAAAGAGGTGAAAATAGCAACACGGGAAGATTTTGAACGTGTAAAAAAGGAGTATGGCGGATAGAAGTATTACATATAACATATTGCTGCGGATGCGGGATCAGGCTTCCGGCGTTTCCAAAACGATCGATAAAGAGTTGAAGACTGTCAAACTTTCTGCCGACCAGGTGGCTGGTAGCTTGAATAGCATTTCTGGGCGGTTGTCGGCAGTGTCTAATTCATCCGTGGGTAACGTTAAGAATGTTTCCAATGTTGTCGACAATTTGAAAAGGCAATACCAAAGCCTGGGGAAAGAGGCTGCCACGGCCTCTGAGGCATTGGAAAATTCCACAAAAAAAGTCACCCCGAGATTCAATTCCCTGAATATGTCCGTCCAGCAGGTGGCAAGGGAATTACCGGCATTGGCAATCAGTGCGAATACATTCTTTCTTGCTATCTCCAACAACTTGCCTATATTGGCGGATTCGATATCGGCTGCACGTAAGGAAAATCAGGAATTGGTTGCTTCGGGACAAAAATCTGTTCCGGTATGGAAGCAGGTAGCCGGATCCTTATTTTCTTGGCAAACTGCATTAGTTGCCGGAGTGACAATCCTGTCAATGTATGGTGGAGAAATCATTGATTTTACTAAAAGTTTGTTTGTTCTGTCGGATGCAACGGATAGTAATAAAAAGGCATTCGAAGCTTTACGAAATACCGCTATAAGCTATAATGAAGAGTTATTTAAAGAGAGTAACAATCTTCGTTATATTTATAACGAAATCATGGCTACAACAGAAGGTACTGCTGCCAGAAAAAATGCGATAGACAGGCTTAATGATACATATGAAAAGTATATGCCATATTTGCTATCTGAAAAATCCTCATTGGGAGAATTAAATACTGTATATACAGCTATAAATTCCAATTTAAGAACACAGATTGCACTTAAAACACGTTCTTCTCAAATTGACAAACTTTTGGATGAAGCCTCAAAAAGTCAAGCTGAAGCTGTAGACAATATGCAAAAGGCTTTGTCAAATCAAAAACTATCAACACCGATATCCGATCAGATTATTGCTTCACTTGTTCAAGATGCCCCTAAATGGCGTGAAGCAGGAGACACATTAGGAGAAGCTTTTCAACAAGCAATGAAAAATATAAAAACAACTTTTCCACAGGTTAGATTTGATAGTGATACCAGAAGTGGTATTTATGAATATTTGAAAAGTTTTTATCAAATGGAAAGTGCGGTCGATGCAGTTAATAAACGCGTAGACCTGCTTTTGGGTAAAACAAATCAAATCACAGAGATAGGAGAAGTTATCATTACACCTGATAAAAACGACAAAAACAATGAAAATCTAAACACTAACCTAAAAACTATTGGAGGCATTGAAAATAAAATCAAAAGTCTGAAAGAAATCCAATCGAAAGCATCAGAAGAACAGCAGGTCGCTTTGGAAAAAGAGATTCGCCTTTATGAAGCACGCTTGGAACTTATGAAAAAAACGATTTTTGCTGCGGCAGAAGGTAATCTGACAAAGGGTGATAAAGAATTTTTAAAATTGCCCAATATTCAGTCAATGGATATCCCTGCAATAGAATTTCCTCTCAAGATAGACGAAAAATCTTATCAAAGAGTACAGCAAATAATTCGCGAAAGCGGATATGTTTTCGTGAAAGAAGCTCAGATCACCGCTGAGCAAGTGTCCGGTATATTGTCGAACAGCATCGAAGGTTTTATGGAAGGATTTGGAGAAGCGGTTGCTTCAGGGAACGGATTGGAGATCCTTAGATCATTCCTTCTCTCCCTTATGGATATGTTGCAACAATTCGGTTCGGCCCTGATCGCCGCAGGTATGGCATCCGAAGCTCTCAAAGCGATATCTTGGAGTGGCATTGGGGGTATTATTGCCGGTTCCGCATTGATAGCAGCCACCTCTGCTGCAAAATCGGCATTACAAAACATAACGGCTTTTGCAGCCGGTGGCATCGTGTCCGGGCCTACACTTGCTTTGGTTGGCGAGTATTCCGGAGCTTCGAATAATCCGGAAGTGATTGCGCCATTAAATAAACTTCGCTCCATGTTGGAACCGACCGACTTCTCCGCAAAAGGCCTGTATTTGGAAACCAAAGTCAAAGGGAAGGATCTATATATCGCCTTACGTGGCGTTGAACATGAAAAAAGGAGGACACGATGAGCATGGGATTGAGATATAAAGGCGGATTTCATAGCCTGGGCCGGGTACTGTATGAAGTCGAGATATACCAGGAAGGTTATGCCGGTAATGTATCTGACATTGCTTTTTGTGAGCAGCCTCTTGAAATCGAGTGGCCGGAAACGGATAAGTTGGAACCTGTCCAGTCCAGCAACGCCACGCTCCAGCTATACTCGGACAACGACCGGCAATTCATAGACCTGTATACGATCAAGGCTGGCAGCATCCGTATGGATGTACTCCGGGACGGTACGTTATATTGGTCCGGTACGCTCGATCCTGAATTGTACGAGGAACCATTCGCGTACAAAACGGACTATGGGGTAGAAATAACGTTTGCAGACATGGCCATCTTGGATCGGTTGAGTTGGAACAAAACCGGATTTATGACTCTTCGAGAGATTATTAATGAATCATTGGCGGGAACCGGCATAAGGTTTCAAGAACTTGAGGAGCATATAAGCACGAAAATGTCCCAATATGGGACGGAAAACATTCTGGATGCAGTATCGGTGAATCTCTTGAATTTTTATGATGAAGACGGAGAGGCGATGAGCATGCGTGAAGTCCTGGATGAAACACTTCGTCCGTTTGCTCTTCGTCTTATCCAGAAAGGTGGTAAAATCGTCGTATATGATTTAAATGACATTTACACTTCGTTTAAGCCGGAAACGATAGTTTGGGATTCGGATGATTCCGTAGTGGGAGTTGATAAGGTGTACAATAATGTAACTGTCACGTTCTCTCCATATGAGAATATGGATTTGATGAAAGGTGAAGTTGATCCCGACAGTGTTCCAGGGGATGGAATGGAGATTAAGGTGGACAGAACTAAGAATGACTTCGGAGTAATGGTATCCCCTCCGGGGTTTCGCATAGCCTATTCGGACAAAGGAAAAGGTGTTGAAATATCGGATAGGGCTGCTTATTATCGTATTGACCCTATCCATTCGGGCGAAGCTTCAGCCGGAGTGGCATGGACCATAACCGTAACAAATACATACGGCGGGGATATCCGACATTTGGAAAAACCGTCTGCCACGATCGGGGGAATGGTATTAAAAGTCCCTGAACGCCCTTATCTTGGCTATATCGGTCTCAACAGGCGTGATTTTAGATTGAAACTGACCATCGATATGCTGTTTGACCCTCGCTATAATCCATTTGAAGAAGCATCAAGAGAAAACGAAGAAGGGAATTGGGAAGATCAACAGGATTGGGCGAACTTCGCTTATGCTCCGTTTATCCTAACGCTTAGAGACAAGGATGGACAAGCTCTGTACCACTGGGAAAATAAGTCAGTGAAGGATGGTGACAGCTACGAACATAATGCAAGCAATTGCAAATGGGTCACCGGGGAAGGAAGTTGGGGGGATGCCTGGTTTTGTTGGTATGAAGGAAACCGTAAAAATGAAAGTGGTTTAGGCGGATGGCAAACGAATAAACAAATCATAGGTTACTACCGAGGCGGGTTACCTGTTTTGTACGATAAGGCGGGTAGAGGAGAATTTATTGATCTACCGGATAAATCCGGTTATTTGGAATTGCAGGTAGGTTATGGAGTGCCTGCTTATGATTATAAAAAAGAAATAAAGGGACAACTATATGACCAGTGCCGTTGGATATTGTACAAGAACCCGGCCATAAGCCTTGTCGATAAAAATTACAAGAATATCAATGCGAAGGATTTTGAGCATAAAGCGTGGATTAACCGTGATGCAAAAGAAGATTTGCAGATTGATACGATCTTGGGGACAATGGAGGCTCCATCCCCGGTGGCTAAAGGACAATTGTATAAAACATCCGACTATTCGGTCATATCAGAATTTAATCGAGCAGGCATAACAGACCTTCTCGAAAGATTGCTGATAGGTTCCGTGTATAGCAATTATGCATCCCGGCACAATACGCTTTCAGGGACAGTTGTCCTGCTCCCGGAATTTAGCACTTATACGGATAGCAATGAACCCGGTAAATATATCATCATCAGTGAGACACAACGCCTGTATAATGACGAAAGTCAGATATTGATGGTAAGGTTCGATGCCGACAATTATGAAGGAGTAGAATTTGATGGAACAATATAATGTCATATTAAACAAATATCCAGCCAGTCCTCGAAGTAAAAGGAGATCGGCCGGCCAGGGAACTTCCGGGAGCGAAAGCGCTTCCGGAGGTTCAATACTCGGCGGATCTTCGTTTACCGGTTATTGGGATCTCATTACTACCAATGCGGCCGGCGAAGCTCTGGAAGAAGGCAAGGAGTATATCCGGACGAAGTATTCGGCCGTTTCGGAAAA